ATATCTTAGAGGGGTTACTCCTGCGGCTGTCCCATACAATGCCGCAAGGTCAAGGCCCACCGCCCGAATCGCCGCCGAGCCGTCAGTGGAAACAAGCTCCCAACTGGTGACGCCGGTTTCATCGTCAATTTCTTCCTGCTGCATGTAGTCGTTGCCGTCGAATAGACGATAAGGGGGGGAGCCTGCGGTGATTGTCGGTTGGTTCCTGGCCGTGTCCTGGGTCTGATTATTTGAGTTACCAGATATATCATCCCATGACGCCGACGTGCCCGCGCTATCGTCGTTATCTTGATCAAGCAACATAACCAAACTTGATAGCAAGGACCGATCGATACCGTAATCCTCAATGAGTTCATTGCCGGTTGTTGTCTGTAGAACATTTCTTGAAAACTTAAACCCGAAACCGCTATTCGACCTGTGGGTTCCGATGTTGTCCGAGTCTAATGTCCGAAGTCGTGGGCCGCTTGCATAGTCAAACCCGAAGAATAAAACGGATACGCAAAGTGCCGCTATCAGATATTTTCGCATGTCAAAATTCCTGTATTTCAATCCAAACCGCAATGTTATCCGGCCCGTTTCCAATTACACTCGCCTGGGCTTCGATACGAGTGTCGGCGTTGAATATATACTCTGTACCAGATGGTGCTGCCGCGCCCTCGCGTTTTGATGCCAAAAATTGCACCTCGTCATAATATGGAGCCCCATTAACTGACGTGAATCTAACCTTTGACAACTGATTCGTGATGGGTATAAAATGAACACCAACAACCCTAAACGGATTATCGATTGCATCTGCGGCAACTATATCCGTCAATGTCCCCCATGCCTCGGCTGTCCCATCTGAAGCAATCACGATACCAGCAAAATTATCTTTCGGGTATAGGTATATCGGAAACTGCCCCTCGATGTTTCTCCAAATATGACCGCCGGCTTCGTCGTCTACGTTTCGGGTATTATGATGAAATGTTATATTGTCAAAATGCTGTTCGGCGCCCGAGTCAATATCTATGCCAAGCGCACACTCCCCAATATCAAGCCGGTAGAATGAATTGTATAGGCTGTCGGCGTCTTCTATGTGTATGCCCACAAGAGCTTTATGGATATGTAGATGATTAAACTCATTAACCTTTGATTGATTGATATCTATACCTGTTGTGTATGTGATGTTCCCCTGGATCTGGATATTTTCGATTATGCCACCACGGGTAATTGTCGTCGATCCATCTATAAAAATCGATGTCGCCGCTCCGTTTGTCTCTTCGGAGTTAAATCCACAATTACGTATACGATACCCATCGCTCGTTATTATCACACCATCAACGGCCAAGGTTTGAAATATAGCGATATCTTCAAGTGATATTTTCCCGGTAAATTTCATAACGGAGGTAGCCCCCCCGATTGTGTTCCGGACCGGAGCCCAAAGTCGATGGGTGCCTTTGAGAATATAATTTCCGGCCCATGTCGGATCCCCGGCGGTATAGATATCGTAATATGTTGAGTGTGGTCCTATCAGGATCAAAGTACATTCGTTTGTGTCCGTGCTGGCCGCATCAAGCGCCGCCTGGATGGTTTTATATGCCGTGGTCTTTGACTGACCGTCGGTCCCTGTGCCGTTCGGTGAGACGTATAAGATAGCCGTGACAGCTCGCCCTACGATAGCCGACCCCTGACCCTCTTGGATAGCATCAACCATATACGAAAGGCTGCCCGGTGTGCCCTCAAGCCCCTGAGTGGCCCTATCGTCTATCAAATACCCTTTGGTATTATTATGAGGCCGGTTTACATATTGGGCATTAACAGTGCCGACAAAAACAAACAGGATTATAAATAGGTATCGTAGCATAGTTTTATACGGCCAATATTTCAGCCGCCCTTCCAGCCGCGATTATACCGCCTGATTCGATAGCGCTGACTGCAGTAATTAATTTAGTCCACCTTAAATTTATCCTCGGTCTAATCCGGATCTGATAGAGAAACGCCTGTGCCTTGGGGTTGGTATGACTCACAAGGGCTTCCTGTTCGTCATCGGTGAACCGTTCCCAAAAGTCGTCATTATCGATTAAGTACGGAACTGAATCGGTTTGCACCTCGCCGGAGATAACATCGATAGCGTATTTTTTCCCATTGATGTTCTGCGAAATGGTTTTGGTTTCGGCTGATTGCTCAAATGTGTACCGTGGGCCGTTTACCGTCAAACCAAACCCGGCTGGCTTCCAAAGTTTCCCGGCTGATAAATCCAACTTTTCAGGCTTCGGAAACTCGACTTTATTACTGATCCCGCTGCTGCCCTCAAACCACACCAGCATAATATCAAACGGGTATGTTTTCGGCCTCGGATTCCCGGCTTGATCCGGTACCGGCTGACCGGCTGGGATGATTTCGCGTTTAAATTCTTTTGACAAAATTCCGTATGCGCTAAACAGCTCGATATCGTTTGTATCGCCATCTCTGCGGCCTTCAACCACAAGGGAAGTTTGAAATTCAAGTGAAAACGGAAATTGCAAATGATTGGTTGTTACCACACCATTAAACATTGACAACAGACTAGTCATATTTGTTTTCAGTAGAATATGGGCATTGCCATCTGTTGTAACCCTGATCTCTCCGGTATCAAGTGTCGTGTCAAAAAATACCGCAACTGCCATAAGCCTTCCGACCCCGGCATAACTTGTACCTTCGTACCATGTTGTGCTAACTATTGTCCCAGCATTGAGGTCGGTGTAGTCTTCTTCCCATGTCATTGATTTCATTGGTGAATTAAAATTTCCCATTGTTCTCTCCTATTCGTCGTAAAGCCAAGTACCGCCGATGTTTACAATTACAAGATTGTCGGCTGTCGCTTCTATGTCCACAAAGTTTCCAACCACATTAGACCTGATATATCCTTGAGCCGCGCCCTCCGTTGCAAGGTATCTGAATTTTTTTGTTGCCGGTGCGACTACTTTTAGATAATTAGCCGCCGTTCCGTCCGTTACAACAAACCGCGCCCGATGCCCCGCTACGAGTGATGCAACCCAGGTAAATTTGCACTCCCCCACCCTGCCGTCATTTGTAAATGTATTATACCCGATCAAATCAGCCGCAAGTAATTGATACGCGGCGATGGGCTTTGCTGTTTGAGCCTGTTGAGCAGCTATATATGCCACGATGCTTTGTTGTGAACAATACTTGGCAGCACTGTTTGACACCATATCATCTTCATCAACCGGACCCGTTATTACCGCACCAAATTTTGTATTGTGGTCGGCTACAATATTGTCCATATCGGCATCCAGCCAGAGTACAGCTTGCTTTGCTGTCTGTACTCCTGCGGCGTCTGTTATCGTATAAGTCCTTGCAAAGTTCGCCATAATCTACCTCGTATTTGTTTCGTACCCGTAAAGTAACTGATCCTTACACATTGAAGTTTTTACCGTTATTCCCCTGCCCCGTGCCATCCCTATGTAATATTCACAGCACGACCTCTGCTCTAAGTATGCGCCCTCGGTCATGTCTACACCGGCAAGGACTATTTCCTCGAATCCCTGGTGAATAGCAAAGGCAAGCATCCACGATATCGAGCTTGTGAAATATCTACCAAAGAAATTAATTAATGAATCTTTTGGAAATATGATAGAATCCACTCCCTTAAAAGGTACCTGAGTATAAAGCGGATAAGCTCTCTTTTCCTGCATCCATTTAAGGTGCCCCCGCTGTGTTGCAATCTTTTCCGGTGTGTGAAGGTCAAACCATGCCGTTGCGTGACTCTCTATTTCTCGCCATACAAGATACGCCTGATTCAAGGTCCATATTTCGTGCGTCTGGAAATACTGTTCAGCGTCCCGGTATGAATCGCTCATTCCGGATATGCAAAGTTTTTTATTCATTCTTGCCTATCGCCTTTTTATATGTCTTTCCAATCTCACCAAGTTCAACCCCGAGTCCAATTATTTGTTGCTTGATCTTTTCAATCTGATCGTCATAGTATTTTGTACCGCCCCCGAGTCTCTTGGCCGTTTGTTTTTTTAGGACCAAACTTTTTATTTTTCCTCTTAATTTTCTTGCAATTATTCCGGTTTTAGGATCTTTCATTATCTCCTGTCGTCGCATTTGCTGTGCGTAATCAACAGGATACATTTTTACACCGCCTAATACATCTGCCGCGACAACTCCAGGGGGCCGCATTTTTCCCCCGCCGCCTGGCCGGTTAAATGCCGCCCCTATTACTTTTTCAAGATCCCCGTATGGTGTCGGTTTGGCGGTATTATATGCGTGTTTCCCCCTCAATTTTAGTGCCGTTATTAGCTTGTCCTTTTTTGACATTCCGGCTGTGTCTTCTTCTGCTACAATCAGGCGCCTATAAAATTTATCAAAATTCATTGACTGTGAAACGACTTCATTTGTTAGTGGGTGCGAAAAAGGCATAATTCCACCAGGGATTCCACCCACTCCCCCGGCTTCCGCTATATCGCCCCACGGTGACATATATGTAAGGTTAAGGAAGTATTCCCGGCCTGAGTCATCTGAAACCGGCACTCTCGGGAAGTTCTGCATACCAAACATTTTACCCTGCATCCAATCTGGCCGCAGCTTGTTTTTTGCCTCTGCCTGTTCTGGCGTGTCCTTGAAATGCTCAGATGCTTTGTCCTCAAGTTTACTTATAAGATACGCCGGCAACATTAACCGCCACGGGTATTTTATGGCTGTTTCGGCTATCCTTGGTATGACCTTAAACGTAAAAGTAGAGAATGGCGCACCCCATAATTTTTGCCGGTATGCATCTTGAAACCTTGTCAGCTTGCCAATTGAACAACCATTGCTCCGCGTCTTTTACCGCCGCCCCGGTGTCCATTCCGTTTCTTTCAATGCTGTGGATCATCTTGGCTAATTTGAAAACACCTTCCTCTGCCTGATACGCATTTGCTAATTTGTTGCCCACTTTTGTCCCGCGCATATCGAAAAGCATTTTACCAACACGTCCAATTTTACCAGCCATTGAAGTCGGTAATTTTTTACCAAGTTGTTCCTCAACCGATCCGTATAACTCCCTCAGTTCCTTATTAAGAAATGTCGAATCTAACAAACCTGATTCGTTCGCCATCCTCCAATAACTTCCCCCTGTTTTCATTTCTTTTGCCGCCCTTGCAAGATAATAGGGCTGCATCGGTAGCGGCATTCCTCCCATATGTGCAAGCATTGAATTTGATAATATGTTCCGTGCGTGTGTTTTCGGTGACATAATTACTTTGTGATATTTCCACCATCCCAAGGCTTCGGCTGCAAACTTATCTCCCTGCGTGCGCGTTTTGACAACCGCGTTTAATTCTTTATGAATCTCAGGATGAACATACGCCCCATTTAACACACCAAGTTTCTTTGTTTCAGGTAGCTTTATAAAACCATCAGGGACAACTTCCGGGTCAATCCATTTATGAACAGTTTCACCGGTTTTTTTGTCCTTATAAATTCTTTTTGTCCTCGGTGCTGACCATTCTTTATTGTTTGATATTCCGCTAAACCATTTGGCCATCTCAATATCTTGTGTAAGTTGTGATATCCCCTTTGCCACCGGATAGCCTGGGGTCAAAATCTCCCCCATTTCTTTTCTTATTGCTTTGGGAATGTCCTTTCTTTTCTGAAATCTTGATAGGTCCAATCTATTCGGTTTTGAAAGACCATATCTTGTCATTAATGTTTGATACTCTTTTGACTGGTAAAGCCTGGGCATGTATTTACCGATGTTTGCAAAAAATGTTTTCTCTGACAACAACCCAAGATCAACGGCTTGCTTTCCAAGTACCGTCATGGCGTTTCTGGCTTCATCGCCTGCGCCTTTGATTGTTTCGGGTAATTCTGAAATCTCCCCCCGGAGATATTCGCCAACCTTTAGCTGATCGGCATCATCAAGATTGTTCAACCGCTTTCCAAGATCGATAGCATACGATTGACCCCTGGAAGTGCCTTGCTTCATAGCATCGACCATGGATTGATATTCTTCGTTGTTTGGCATGTCACGGTAGCCGTACCATAGCCCTTTTTTGGGATAGTGCGCCGCTTTCTGGTACCCCTTAAAAGCCGTATCCATACCGGGCACTTTTTGTAAAAGTTTCGGCAAGTTCTTTGCCAATGCCATATCCCATATTGGAGTCCCTATGTATTTTCCATATGTTTTTGTGAAAACCTTCCACATCTGAGGAATAGGATTTGAATAAAATTGTGTCGGATCAAAATCTGATGGTGCTGACTTTTCATATGGCACTTTCCCTTCTGATGATATATTCCCATACTTATCAAGAGGCGGTTCTTCGGGCTCATATTCCATTTCTTTTTTGAGTTTCTGCGCCTGTTTTGTCCTGAATGTCTCTCCCAATACCTTTGTATGCCCCATTCCTAACCGGTCGGAATTTTTCAGTGCTTCAGATAATGATTCTGATTTTAATAACCACCCCTCTGCTTTCAAACTATCTTCAAGGGTATCTACTGATTCGCCGGTTTTCCTTGCAAGTTGCTGTTCTCCCTTCGCAAGGTCTTTGAATTTTCCCTCTAAATTTTCTGACTTTACGCCCCCGCTTTGTATAATTCTTTGCCGCAATGTGGTTGGTATTGTTGATGCTTTCGATGGTACTATTTTTGGTTTTACTATTCTCGGTTTTGTGAATGTTGCCACTGACGGTATCGGCTCTTCTGTTTTTGCAAATCCCCATGGTTCCATGGTCTTTATTTGTGACGCATCTGTAGGATCGCCAACCAGTTTAAACCCCTGCTCAGCTTCTCCAGCTGCTGATAAATTTTTCGGGTTATATTCTAACATTCTTGGGTCCGCTTCAATTTTCGGGAAATTTTGAAGAACATCAAGCCCACCGAATTGTTTTTCAAACAGTTCTCGGTTAACGGCTGTTTTCGCGGCGCCCCCTGCGCTCATCAATCCTTTTTGCAAAGGACGTTCAACCAACTTATTTGATAATCCACCGACTGCAAACCCGGTGGCCAAATTTATCGGCAACCGTGCCCAATTTGGTAACCCCCCTGCCAGTTCATCAACCTTCCCCTGCACGGCTCCGACTCCAGGTTCGGCCATGGTTGCGGTTAAAGCTCCAAGTGCGGCCCTGCCAGCTTTCCCGGCTAACTTTGTACCCATTTTCCATCCTGCCGCGCCCCCGCCTGTGACTGCGACTGTCGGATCTATCCATGGATTCGCTTCAATGCCAGAATCTTCCTTTTTCGTCTCGTATAACCACCTGTCAGAGTGCAAGGTTTCTTTAGTCTCCCCTTTAACAATCCCACGGTTAACCGCCTCGACATAGGCCGCTTCTATTTTCGGTGGCATTAACCCGCGAACGTATGCTTCTTTTAAGGCTTTCTTGTTCATTTCCACCCCAAAAATTCGGACAATTCTGCATCGGTCATTTTTGACGGGTCTTTTTGTGACACATTTTTTGCTGAAACTGCTCCGGGGGCTTCGGCAAATGCCCCCGGATCGATTCCGAGTGTATTTATGCCGTATTGTTTCACCTGTTCTGCCATGGCGGTTAGTTTTTCAATAGCAGGGCTTTTCCCTGGGTCAAGTTCTGGGGCTATTCCCTCCCCGGACCTTATTGACTGCGCCTTTACGATGAGCCGAAAGTAATTTGAAATAGCTTTTTCCTGTGGAGCAGTATATTTACCGGTTCCAAGTGTTTTCTTTAGTTTTGCAAGTGCCGCCTGTGTCTTAATATTGTTTTCAGTTTTTATTCTTTCTTGTTCGGCAAAGGGTAGCTTTTTTGGAGTTGAAAGCGTTTTAGCTAAAGATACTTGCTGCGGAACGGGCATTCCTGATAACTGCTGTGCGGTAACTTTATCGCCCATCAGTCCCGTACCCGTAAGAGTTTCAGCGGAGCTTATCCTACCCCGCATATTTCGCATTGTATCGGCAAGATTTTTTTCCTGTTTGAATTTTTGCTGTTCAACCTGCCGCGCCGCCGCCGCTTGCTGCATCTTGAGCATTTCGTCCATTCGGTCTTGATATTGCTGTCGCTCGCCCCTCTGGGTTCTCCGTTGCATACCGGTATTAAACCCACGCATCAGACCGCCGACCCCTGAAAGTGCTGCTATTCCTGCGTTTGCCATAATATCACCTATTTCCACCACTCCATGAGTCCACCAGTTAACCCCCGCCCGATATTACCAAGGGCACCGTAGATTGCTGAGTTTTCCGCTGAGTCTGACGCCATCTGTGCCGTCCTACCAGGCATCGATCCGGTTGCCATAGCCATAGATTTATCGAACAGTGAATCCTCAAGCGCCCGGTCATAATCTCTCTGCATCAATCCGTATTGATAATCCTGGCCGGCAATTTGATTTCCGTATCCTCTTGATCGTTCCTGCTGGGCGTCATCCCACGCCGATCGGTTTGCACCGTATTCGTCATCCCGCAAAGAGCTGGCAAGGTTAGACCTGAATATATCACCCTCTTGCCCCATCTGCATTCCGGCAGACTGCAAGCCAAATTGGTTTTTCATGTTTGCCGAATTATACGCATTGGTATCGCCCCTCAATGCGCTCTGCATCGAAGTATCGAACATTCCGCGCTCCTGGCCTAATTCCATTCCGGTCGTCTGTAAACCGAATTGATTGCGATTTGCAAGATCCTCGGCCTGGAATCCGTACCGCTGGGCAATGCCTCGATTGATAGCGTCTGATTCTGCCATCCCCTGGCCCCGGGTTCGTTCGTCCATCATGTCCTGACCGATAGAGGATCCATAAAGACCACCGGCGCCCATCCGGGCATCCTGGGCGGTATTGCCCTTCTGGTATCGCTCGGATATCTGTTGAAGTGCAGGGTCGGTCAATGCAGACTGCAATTTGTCATAATCCCCGCCCATGAGGCCTTTATATGACGGCATTTCAGTCCGGTTTAAGGGGTTGACCGCGCCTGAATACTGAGCGCCTTCAACCCGGTTTAAGGGGTTGACCGCGCCTGAATACTGAGCGCCTGTGTATGACGGCATTTCAGTCCGGTTCATGCCTTGGAGGTCGCCCTGTTTATAATAATCCGTTTGAGCTGGCCCGGTCATGCCTGCCGTTGGGTTTGCCGGGAAATCAATGGTCCGATCCCCGAAACTCTGAAGCAATCCCTTGGCCTGCCCAAGTCCGTACTCTGCGGCGTTTTTTGGATTCTCACTTTGAAAACCTAATGCGGGTAATGTCGGCATATCCTCACCTTGACTTTCTGATCATATGTGATATCTTATTTGCATGGAAACTTTCATAATTTTGGCTCTAATCATCAGCGCCATAATAAATGTCCTAAGACCAAGTTAAGCCTGATTCCAATTTCCGTAACTTGGATAATATTCTTGGTCACCCATCAAACCGGGTTTTTTCCCTTCCCTTCCACCACCGCCCCAATATCCCGCAGGCAGTTCCCCAAAATCCATAGCCGTTGATATGTCATCAGGTGACATTCCGATCTGTGCCAGCATTCCTTGATCACCTTTTAGCCGTCCTTCCACTGCCTGTTGTTTTGCAAGATAACCACCTATCGAAGTCGGTGTTCCGGTTGCTTTTCCTGCAAGCTGACCCATTATCCCTGACCCTAAACTAAACGCAGGACCACCTAATCCAATCATTGAATTTGCAGCACTGCCAAGCGCGTGACCGATAATATTTTCAACCATTGATGGTTTTATACCCTTATCGGACATTCCGGCAGCTCTTAGTGCCGACATAATGTCTTTCTGTGAACCCTTCTTTCCGATGGTCTTTTTTGCTATCTCGCCGTAAAGTTTCGAAAGATTCCCGGGGGTCAATGATCCAAGTCTTTGTTCCCACGATGCAATATCCCGGGCCGTGTCAGCATTCGAACGGTCGACGCCGGTCATCATCCCAACGGATCTTTCAGCATCGGTCATAACGTCGGCTGCATAGTTCCCTTCGTACCCACCGCCTGGGATTCCACTGGAGACAACACCGCCGCCTCTATTTCTTCCGCCAGGGCCGAAACTGCTATCCATTGATGTTACACCGCGCCCGTACCCTCCTACCTCGCCAAACTCACCCCCACCGATGTCAGCACCTACGTCGCTAAAGTCACCACCATAATCCGAGTCGTCATCCATATCGCCATAAGCCATGATCTATTCTCCTACCAGAGCGACTACCGCCGTCATGCCGGTCAATCCGAGTCTACCGGTGATTTCTCCAACAAATGTAATATTGGGGCTTCTGAATTTTGCCCGTGAGATCGCCTTGTTTGCCCTCTGAGTCACTTTAACAAGATCCTGCTCTGGATACGTTGCAAGGTCCGTTGATAGACCACCTAAATCATCCGTCCAGATATACAAATCAGTGTCTCCGGTGGTAAATGCTTCCGCAGACAGGGCGGTAACATCGGTTGTGCTATCGTGATCCCGGTATTTTATTGTCAAAGTTCCATCGGTCAGTGGTTCGTAAAGAGTTTCAAACCGCTTTATGATCCCCTCATATCCATAGTCAAAATTCTTGGTTTCCCAATCCGCAGCGATCGTGGTTGAAACTCCCGCCGGTGTGTCCGCATATTGATTATCAGTTCCGATCTGATAAAGATTCCCGTCAGACCCGGCAAGATAGATTTCATCATCCCACTGTGCAATGGTGTGCCAGGTGATCGTTGACAGTCCGATCCGTGTAAATCCCCCAGTGCGGTTGCCGTTTGAATCTGTCAGCCATGGAAAATATAGATGGACCTCCCTGTTTTCTTTTTGAAGTATCGCCACGGCGCCCCACTTCGGAACATAAAACAACCCCCAATATGCAGGCACGATTCTTTGCTCAAGAGCTCTGTTCACTTTTGACCCGATTTTTCTATTTGTCAGATCGGCGTATTTGTCGGTACTTGCAACCTCACAAAAGCCCTCATCAGCCATAAAATACAGATTATTGTCCGCTGAGAGCATGCACCTGTTCGTAAAAGCTGATATTTCAGGATAAAGGATCTCCGCTTTCCACTGTTGGACATTCGCAACCGCGTCAATGGTTTCGTAGGGCGAATCACCGGTGGCCACCCGATACATGACTCTTTTACCCTTCCCGGTGTATTGCAGGGATGTTTTTGAAACAATGACGTTTCCATAAAGAGATGCCAAAGAATTGACGATCAATCCGTCCTTATATCCTGCCCGGCACATCACAGCGCCCCCGGCTGCCGTATAGGTCCATCCGGTTTCGTCCTCGACTTTTGAAAAGTTTACCTGATCCAACCCCCCAGCGGCAGCATTGTTGCAACATACTCTGTTTTCATGTTCGATTATCGCAGTTGCAACCGGGCTTGCGGCAATACGGCTGAAGGTGGTTCCGTCCCATTTTGCTATCCCTGAAGCGTTACCATCGGCTATCAATAGTGACCCATTAAACGTGAGCATCTGCGGTTCAGAACCGGACTCTAATGCATTGATCAATGTCCATGTAGTTCCGACCAGATAATATAGAGAGTCATTTGACACGGCCATCAGGTAGGCTGTGGACGCATCTTTGATATACGCATGAAGCGCGATAATCGGCGTGGAAAAATCGTTTGTGATCGTAACCTGTCGAATCGCTGGCCTGACTATGGGTACCTGTGAGCCAACCCTGTAAAGGAAATTGAACAGCCGGGCCGCTTCGTTGTCACCTATTGAGTGGGCCGCGTCAGAAAGGTTCTCGCCCTGCGTCAAGGCAACCGCAAGGGGGAGCATGTTGCTATGTTTGGTTGATCGTCTCAATTATCACCCTCATTTATGAATTTTGGATGAATTTCTGACTCCATTCCCTCGTCTGGATATGTTAAATACGGGTTTTGCTGCTTATCAAATGCCGCCTTTGGGTTCATGTCCATTGTCAGCTCACCCTTGGGCATTATCCCGCTTCCGGTGTTCATAAAAATTGTCTTTCCAAAAATAAAAATAGGATAGTTTAAATCAATCAACCACTCTTTAAAAAAGTTCATCGGCCAGCAATTAAACGCATCGTCTTCAGGCAGTCTATCGTAAAGGATTTGATTAGATTCCATCAATAAACACCGTACCTCGTATAGTTGAGCCCCCGAGCGTTCCAGCCCCTCGACTTGCGCCGGATCAACTGATTTGATTGATGCTGATCCAAGATCGCGTTTTCAAACTCCTGCCACATCTGAACATCTTGACCCACTTCCATTTCGTCCACGTTTTTCAACCGGAGCGCACCGTATTCGATAATCAGGTCATTCAGGGCACCACCCCATGGCGTATCAGACGCCGTTGTCAGAGCAGACGCATCGGACTTGACCAGATATGTCAATGAACAGATTATCGTATCCGCATCAGCTGACGGCGCTTCCCTGATATGAAAAGTTGAATTATTCAAGTCCAGTTGCCAAATACTCACAACGTCTTTCGTTCCGACGACATCTTCAAAACTTTTCGCCCATGAAATCAGTTCAAGGACTTCCCCGGTGTCGCGCCGGGTCAATGCCCTGTCACCGGATATACAAAGGAAATCATCTGGTAAGTCCAGGGCGGTATAATTGGCCGATGTGATATTGTAATTTTCCGAATCAAACGCGAAGGGAAGTTGATGCCGTGCGATTAAAGCATTGCTCCGCCTGACCGCTTTCTTCACAAAGGGTAATATCTGGGAATCCGCAGTCCACCGGGTTGACCCCGTATCGTCAAGCTCCTGCCGTATCTGGTCTATGATTTCAGATTCGATTGTCATTTTATGATTATCCTGGGATCCCTCCCGGTATCGATTGCGTTAACGGTCATGTATTCCGGATTGTCACGGAGATACTTTTTCACATCTGCCCCGGTCAACTCCGTGCCGGCTTCGTCCGCCTGGCGTTTCAGTTCAAAGAACTCTGCCACCGGTATTTCACCGATATGCCTTTATGATCTCTGGGCGCTGAAGCCGTTCACCCCGTTGATTTTCTCCCACTCGTTTGACGTGCAGATCGTAGCCACATCGTGTTTACAGATATGGGTTGTTTTCTTTTCCTTCTTATCGACAATGAGGGTATTCTGAATCAACCCGTCAAAGTCTTGACTTGTGTGCATCTCTATATCAGTTCTCATAAAGTTGGTGCCGGGGGATTGACCGCCCCCGGCCTACGGTCTTGTCGGGTTAAGTCACAGCAACTCGTGACAGGTTGGTGATTTTGCCAACACCCTTCTTGCTTCCGCACCTCAAGGACTTCGCACAAACGATGGCGTACTTGTCACCGTCGGCGGTTTTCGCCAGGAGGTTCCGTTTTACCGGTCGGAACGTAAGGGTTTTGAAAACGGACTTCTGATACAGTAAAATCGTATCGTAATACGGGTCGGTTCCGCTGGCTTCTATACGCCGATCGGTGTAGACCATCACCGTTCCGAAATCGGTTTCAATGATTCTGACTGTCATGGTGACTTTTTTCTGGTCGGCGTTGGTGTTAATCGTCAACCGGCCATCGGCTGTGAAGTCAGAGATTTTGCGTTTCTGGCGGGCCGGGGCCAGCACGGTATCCGGATCACCACCCAAGGACCAAAGTTCCTGTATCTGATCGTTCAGGATTTCTTCGGTAATATGATTTGCAGCATCCGGCGTGTCGCTGAACGTATATGTGGCATCAGCGTGCGCCCACTGAAGAGCGCCGTCCATTGCCCGGGCCGTGGTCGCGTCACCGGTCGCAATCGATGAATTGAGCAATGCAAACTCAACATCGTTGTTCAGGGACTTCGATTTGTTCCCGGTGATACGGGCAAGCTCGGAAGTTCGGGCGTACATCTTTGAAGCCTTGGCATCCTCACTCAGGAAGAACACCTTGTCCAAGTTCTGGGTTTTGTTCTGGAGTCGTGACGGAATTGTAACCGCCGCAGCCGTAAAATCTTTCCCCTCGATCTGTGCGTTTTCAGCCGCAGTATCAAGAGAGTCCTCAAGCCAGTCCGGTGTAGTCGTGACGCACTTATCCCGCCCGATTGAACTCATAAACGGGGTCTGCACCGGATCCATGTTCGTGATTCTGTCAAGCACCTCATCGACAATGTTGTCGCTCATCCCGGAGGTGTAAGTGATTGTTTTTACATCGGCCATAATTGGCCTCCTTTATTGACCGACCGCATCAAAATAGTCACCAATCGCAGTAACGGATCCACTTGCCATCCTCTCGCGTATGGTTTTCAATTTCTGCTTTCGGTTCATTTCAACCGTGTCCGCATCCCCGCCGGCACCCCGTAATTTTGGCACAATCTTTTTTTCAGTCCGTGGTGCTGGCAATGCATCCTTTTTCGGTGGCGTTTCAGGAGGTGGTGTGGAAAGTTTCGCCTTGATCTCTTTGAACTTCTTGGCGTAGAATTTGGGGTCGGTGTCAAGCTTCTGCCAAATCATCGGCCTTAGTTCTTCGTCTGAGTCCTTAACAAGCTGCACAAGACCTTCCATGACGGCTTCATAATCGGGGTCTTTCTGGTAGGCCTGAACCGTTTCATCAATGGTATTTTTGACCCCTGCCACCTGTAGCCGCTTCCGTTCTTCCTCTCGCTCTTTCCGTGCGTCCGCCAGCACCTCCTGCTTCAGCGTTTCGATTGGATCTAATTCTGGGGGTTCGGTGGGTTTCGTACCCGGTTGATAATTTTTAAGATGATCTCTGAATGCGGGGTCGTTTTGGAGCGCCTGGCCCAATGGTGCAAGACCTTGAAAAAACTCGCGCTCCTGTGCGATCCCCTGTGATTTCCGCGTGTAATCGCCTTCCATCGCCTTGTGACGAGCAATGATAAAATCCTGGCCGTCCCGTGGCAAAGCGTTGAAAGTTGCTTTGTCGGCATCTGACCAGTGTTCGGGGGCGGGTATCGGTTCCGGTGTTTCGACTACGGGTTCAGTTTCGGATTCCAGCTTATCTGCCGGAGGATCCTCTACGGTTTCCGTTTCCTCTTCACCTTCATCGAATAGCCCGCCTATGGATTCATCTTCAAGACTCACATCCTCGGCGGTTACTTCCTCAACTTCTGTTTCTTCCTCGGCCTGGGCTTCTGCAAGCTGGCTTTCTTCTGGCATTTCCGTTTTCCTTTGTTGTGGGTTCCTTTCGGTGGACCCTGTTAATAAAAAAAGCCGATTGATCCTGTGGGCATTCACCCTGGATCGAATCGGCTTTCGAAAAGCTCTATACTTCAGGCGGTCGAACCGCTCTTAAATTTTATTCTCGTATCCGCATTTATTACACTTAATCCGTATCAACCCGGTTATTGATGATCTTTCCCCGGTGGTTAATTTAAAAAGTAATCTACCGCATTTTTTACATCTGACTTCGATCATTTCTGTCATTTATACAACCCCATAGTAACCACACAATCCGAAGCAGCCGTGATCATGACCACTCGAGTCGCACCAGATAAGAACCGCATCACCGGGTTTAGTTCGCCGGTCGTTACCTGTTCGCCGGATGCCGGAAACATTGTCGATGCCAAGGTGTCACCGCTCAAGACCCGTTCAATATCATCCATCACCGTTTGACCGTCCGTGTCAATGCTCGGGTTGACCTGTAAGTAAAAATCCTGAGTAGACGAAAATAATACAAAGTTGGTACCATTCGGGAATATCACCGTAGAGGCACTCGCCGCCGTCATGTCCTTGAGATACACCGCCCGGGCCTGCTGAACACCACCATCAATTAGCGATTTGTTTGAATCCCTGGATAACCTCAACTGATTCAGAAGCGTCTCCGTGTTACCAATCTGCGGACACAGGAGAAAGAACGCGATAAAAAGGGTTACTGCTGAGAATAGTTTTTTCATTTCAGACTCCTATGTCATTAAATACAATGCCACCACACAGACCGCAATCATGCCGCCCTGAACAGATATTTTATGTATCCATATTTCGGTTTTCATATTCCAGTATTCCAATCCATGTCACGGCTACAAACGCAGTCGTAGCCACATGAAACGGGAAGCTGTAAAGACTGTTTGTCAGAAATGCCGTCATGGCCGCGTAAGCATGCGGTCTGTGATTTTTTGTGTCGAACAAACGATCTGACCAATCCGCATATAAATCCCATAATGAGCAAAAATCCCACAATGCCCATTTCAAACCATGTTTGAATATATTCGTTATGCGCCTGGTCATAATAGGTATATTTTGCCTCCCTGTCTTTTACGATGTATTGAAACTGTGCCTTGAAATTACCAAGCCCACCGCCCATCCATGGATGTTGCTTTATGTAATCATAACATGCCGCCCACATTTGTACCCGTCTGGGATGGTCCTTTAAAAACTGCGCCGATGATTCAAAGTTCATCAGTTCCGGAAGCTCTGCCGCAACCACCAGGCCAAAGCAGACCAATAGCGCAATCAATATGATTATTTTACGATTTTGCATACCAGAACACCGCCCCCGCTGAAATCGCTGAAATAATAGCACCCATCGAACCGATCATAAAAAGACCCACCGCAGCCACCGGTATCAGCCGGCACCATGTTTTACGGAAAAAAGCCGCAATGCAGAAAGCTATCAAGGCACCGCCTATGTTCGGGTTGCTCATAATCCCCACCGGAATATCACGGCCCCCGCCTATCGTTCTGAAAAGTGGGTCCAGGTCAGCATACTGTAAAGCCGCCATAAAGCACGATATCAAAGCCACCGCGCACATCGCATTTAAAAACCACCTTACCATCTGGGCCGTTGCCGTCGAGTGCACCAGGATCAACCAGAGACACCCAAGGACAACGGCATTTAATGACATATACGAGTATTTATTGAAAAAGGGGAAATTTGCTGAAACGATTGACCAAATCAAGAATAGCCCGATCCACGGGTTTACCCTGAAAATAATATACAACCCGGCAGCCGTTATGATACCGTACTCCATCACCAATCGAAATGACAGTCTCATGTGCTGAGTCGGAAACCGGACCACACAGGCAAGAAAAAACATTGCGACAATTGCGCCGGGGAGTATGTTCTTATGCATTTTCATTCAGCTTATGATCTCCGCACCAATCGGTTACGAATACAACCGGGTAGCCGTTCATTGTTGGAGCATGACGCCGGCAGCGGCCACCTGTCGGACTTGGTTCCTTCGGCACATAAAAGATACAGGTCTTGCATTTCATGTGATATTGCCGGTCCTTCCACGGGTCAATCTCTTGGCCGCCGGCAGCCTGTGAGCGGTAGACCTTCTGGTTTTCCATTTCAGGAGATTCGAAACATTTAGACCTGATCTTCGCTTCTAAATCACGCATCTCTTCTTGTTCGTTCATCAAAGCCCCCTATCCGAATAATCCTTGTGCTTATAGTACCGAATAGCCCGGATATTGATCGGAGTGTTCGCCCACACATCAAGCCGCAAAGTTTCCCCGCTGTTGATTCCCTTAATGCGGGTATTTGAAACTGAGCTTGTGGCTCTCAAAAGGGTTGACCGAATACTTGTTGCACGACTCCAGGTGTTCACCAACTGAGCAGATGACACACCGCACTTAATTGGCTTACCCCAATAGTTCGCCGTCGAAGTCGCGGCCCTGAGTCCTTCCTGATCAAACACTGAAACCTCCCAGAATATCCTGGGATCCGATGCTGCCGCAGTTGTCGTAACTCCGGAATAGTCGAACTCAAAGCCAAGGTTATCACCCTTAAACCCTTCCGGTAAAATGAATTGTCTTGAAATTTTCAGCGGATACGTCAACCCGTTATTGGCAGGGTTATCATTATCACCATACCACCCGTTTCGCTTATCGGTCGGTGTTACCGTACCAGATGTGAAAGCGATTCCGGCAAGACCATCCGTTGCAACCGCGAATCTGGGCTTCCCTGTCCCGGCGATACTCACCGTACCGGTTGCCGCTCCAATAAGTTCATTGAAATTGTCATTCAATCCTTCTGCCGTGTACCAAAAATCTCTCAGGTTCAGGTCTTCCGAGTTATCACCGTACAACAGATAATGATCCCGTAGGCTGATCACCCGTTTGTTTTGTTTGAACCCTGTAAGGTTGTCCATACCGTATCCGGGCATGAACACAAACAGGTTGAGCACAAAGCAGAACGTCAATAGTGCTATGAGCTTAAACGCGTCTTTCATCCATTTTTTCATTGTCTTTCCCCTTTTCCTCGTATCCATGTTTGTATCCATGCACAAATTCTGTTATTAAAAGAGGCCGCATGATCTCAAGCAACCAATCAACATGAGCTTTCGCGCACTCATCCACCGCCTCACAATCAATCATTTTCAATCCTTGCCAGCTTTGCCGATAACGCCTGATAAGCCCGGTCTTGATCGCGTTTATTAGACCGCAGCTTTGCCAGCTCACCGGATAGCCTGTCATTCTCTGCAATTAACTTTTCGTCGCTCAATGCCTTGGGCAAATTTTCCAGCTGGTGAATCTCATTTTTCTGTTTCCGGACCTGTGTTTTTAACAGACTATTCTCGGCCCGGACTTCCTTCGCCGTCAACTGCTGCTTATCGGCCGGCGCTATCTTTATTCTTGCCACTTGTCAACCTCCATTGTTCCATCATCTTGTTCAATTACAAGCGATTGTTCCTTGTCTCTATCTTCAAGGTATTTCAACCGCTGAAGGATGTCTTCAATGAGTGCGCGAAAGCTCATGTTGATTTGATCTTTAGGGTCGCTCATACCATCCGACCCTTCCGGATATGCCCGTCAATTCGTTCCTGGGCTGAATTGCCCTGTGATATGTCAAAATCGATCTCACCAAGAAGCGCACCAAGGCCGGCCCGTTTTGACTGTACCTCAGAAAACTCATCCCTCTGCAATGGCTTCAGCTTTTCCACATCACCCCTGTACCGACTGTCCAAACTGTCCACCAACGCCTGGAAGTACACTAAGCCTTTTAGCTCCTGCGCCCTGAGTCCCTTCATTACCAATTCCGAGAGCGTCTTGTGTTCTTCCTGTGAGGATCTTTTGATAGGCCTTGTTTTCGGTGTCCGATTCAATTAGTTTCTCCTGTGTTTCGACCGCTTCTTCTTGCAGTCGGTGTAATTCCTTTTGCAATGGATTGATCATTTCACCAAGTTGTTTAAGCTGACCCTTGAGTTTTTCAATGGTCTGTATTTCTTCTTCCGAATACATCAGGTCATCGTACCTGGCATCCAAGAGGGTCCCGATTCGTCTCTGTGTCTTGATTGCATGCTCGATCCCTGCGGCGCCGTTCGGTATCGCCCACTCCAGCAACCATTTCTGATGCTGCATTAAAAATTCAGCCTGCACGACTCTGGTATTGGGAGCCAGCCCGACATCAATTTCAATGTCAAAATCTTCGTCTATATTCCAAAGATCCTTGGGTATCTCCGTACCATCCGGTAAACTCTCAATCGTCGGCGGGTACATTTGATTGATCCGGATAAACTGTCGTATGATTTCCTCTGGAACATCACCCAACACCCGGGCCCTAAACGCCTGCATCTTCTCGCCGGCACGTTGCAAAAGAGCGGTCCCGGTGGCGGTCTTTCCGTAGGCTTCGTCATCAATGCCCTGATTCAAACTGTTGACTCCGGTTTTCCGCTCGGCGTTCTGCTGTTTCAGTTCAAGCACCCTCAATGTGTGCTCGGTCGGTGGGGAGGGTCTAACCTCGTGCCAATTATCCTTTGTAACATTCTTGGCAAGGAGGGCGTCGCTGACCTGTCTTTCGTTCCAAGCGTTTATCAGGTCAACGTCCGTTCCGATCATCGTTCCATATGTGCTTTCCGCTGCAGCATCCGTAAAAATCCGCTCAAGGTTCGTCAGTTCCCGGTGGTCGTTGTATAAAACCAGCGGCAGACACTTCCCCTCGTATCGGTGGGCAATCTCATACACCGCACCACTCTTGAACAGAGGCTTGGCGTATGGATTCTCAATAACTTGCATCACCACATCATTTCCACCCAAGGTCACGATGACAGATTCAAGGAGGCCGTCCCCGTCAATGTCCATCTTGACGCAAACCTCGTACCCCCAAAACTCGTTTGCTGAAAGAAGTTTCTTTTCCGTGGTAGCTCTTGATCTTCCCGTCTCAGCTTCGTCATAGGTCAAATCATCCTGCTCAAACTGATCGGCTATTTCATTGTCCAACTCAGCACTGTCAACCTGAGTTGATCCGACTTGATCCTTGAGTTTGTCATACGTGCCTTTCTTGTATTCCCCCAAGATTTCACGCTTCTTGGCTTCATCCAAGGAGAATTTAAACATATGGCCAATCAATGGCGCCTTCGTTTCGTCATTGTACCCGCTTGAAATTAAAAACTCCCACTGAGGCACGCACTCAAACACCGGCCCTGAATACGAGACGTCCCTTTTTGCTATATGCACATTTTCAAAAAATGTATCTGTTTCCATCTGTGGTATAGACATCTGTTCATAGCCAGCATAAAGATCCGGATTGATCTGTCCCGGCCGGACCTCCTCGACCTCTATAGCAGACAACACCGTTACATTCTCATCGGCTGTGAGTTGTTCCATCTGGTCTATCGATAGCCGATCATGCGTTTCTTTTTTTACAGAATAATATGTACTATGGTAAATCTTGAAAGTTCCATTATGGTAAAGAAGGCTGTCATGGATCCAATACCGCATTTGCTTCGTGCCGTTCTGTTTCCGGAACATCTGATATTGAATAACTTTTTTCATCAACTCAGCCCGGGCCTTGTCCGGCATCTTGATTGTGAAAAAATCAGGGTGTGAGAATATTGAGACTAAATCGGGTTTGCTCCATTCAACTGTATCAAAAACGATACTCGAAACCTTCTCCGACCATCCCTCTTGCTCGTTGCCGATCTTCGCCATGTTATACAAATTGTTCGCTTTCATCCGCTCATAGGACTTTTGTGCGTTCCAGTCTATGGCATCGTCGAGAAGCGGTTTGACAATCCGGATAATCTCATCGTCTTTTATTTTTAGGTGCTCGGTTTCAGGCATCAATCCTCTCCGCTTCCAGCTTCCCGTTGGTCTGATTCGTGCCGATACTGTATCCCGGTGACTGCTCGCCCTTTTCGATCTCATCAAACAGGTGAGAATATCCGTAATACGTTATCCGGTTGTCCGCAAGGTTCGCCCGGGCGTCCACAATTATCACCTTGGACATAATTAGCTGCATCGTGACTATGTGCGATCGGATAAAATCGATGTCTACCTGGAAATACCCGCTCCGCTTTAATATCGCTGGTCGCTTGTTATCCATGATTACAGCCAATCCTCAAATATGATTTCTGATTTCACCGATTTCTGATTCTTAGTTGTGAAAATGCCAATCACCCACGGGGTTAAGACCCCCAAAACACACCCGGCCGCAAACATCAAATGCTTTAGTTTTCGGATGATTGCTTGCGTTATCGTCAAAAATCGTGTCATTATGCCGCTAACCTAGGTCTTTTCCGCTTCGGTTGCGCTATCCTGCCGGCGATATCGTTTGTCATCTGCTCCACATTGGCCGCAATATACCTGAGAGTGTCGGCACCGTGGGCGTTTGGGTCCTTTACTGGAGCAGCGGTCGCTCCGGTCTGTCGATTGATGTGTCTCCGGTATCGTTTGACGCACTCAAGGAGTCTGTGAGATAAATCAGTATGATACACCTCTTTGAACTTAGATTCAGGGGGTTCCTTTGCAGCGCATTTATCTTTGTCGAAATACATCCTCTTAAATACTATCCTGGCGTTTCTGATACCTTCCTCGACTGATAACTCAACAATTTCATTGCGTTGGGTCACGTCCCACTCCAACCCGGACATTATATCGTAAGTTGATTTCCCCCCGGTATTCAATGCCCCTGAGAAACCATCGTGCGGAAGCCAGACGCGGCCCCACCTGTAAGGTCTTTCTCTTAGATCTGCGGATATGCTCGGTAAATCGGTATGGGAAACCTCAACGTATTCAATAACCCTAACCTCTGACGTGTGACGCTGCACCAGGGCGATACCAAGAGAATCCTCCCACCCAAGATCCATGACTAAATGCACGTTCAATGCAGTGTCGTGCGGGACGTTACAAATGCGCCCCTCCTGCTCTGCCAGTTGAATTTCCTTGAAATAAATGGCACCCTCAACCGCTGGCCTGCACTCACCCTCCCATATATTCGGGTAATCATCCGGATATGCAATTTTACAGTGCTGACGCTCCCTTTCCAGTACATCGTTAAAGAACGGGTTGTCTCTCCAATTTATCAGGGCATTTACGGTATCAGGCGGGGGGTTGATTGTGAACTGTTCGTGGGTCGGGTCGGTTTCAAGGTCGGGGTTGTATGATATCCATATCTCAGAACTCATCTTTCGAATAGTTGGAATGAGGATTTTCCACGACTGGCGGGAGATGGTTTGTCCTTCCTCCACCCAGCAAATATCATAGCCCTCAAAGGATTTAATCGTGTCTATCGTCAACGTAGACAGACCTGTAAAGGCAAACTCAGTACCGTTTGAACCTCTTATCTCTGATTCAAGCACGGTGTAGAATGCTTCAAGATTAAGGAGTTTGATTTGATCTTTCAGAAGTTTATGAACGGATTGTTTGATTGAAAGCTGAACCTCTCTTGCACATAATATTCTGGTCTGTTCGGATACGCCCTTAACAAGCAAGGCCCGGGCAAATGACCACGACTTTGCAGAACCACGGCCACCCCGCGCAACCTTGTACCTTGCTGGCTGAAATAAGAATCCGAGTTTCTTAGGTATTTGGGCTTTCAGTATCATACCATTTCAATCTCAATCTTTTCGACTTTGATTTGTCCCGAGTGTTCAACCTTTTCAATGAAGTCAGCTTCCGACCGGCCAAGAAGCTTGGACCCCTCTAACCTGTTCCGCATTTCCTCATCGGTGTCATCCATTGTGTGGGTCCAAAATTGTTGCCGTTGTTCCCTTGTTGCTATCTTTTTGCCGTTGCGTTTTCCCTCACGATTTCGGATAGCTTCGGCAATGTTCGGTTTTGTTAAGTTTTCTGCCCCGATGAATCGCGCGGTTTTTTCAGAGTATCCGGCTTTCAATGCCGCTTGTGTCGCATTCCCATCATAGAAATCAACGAAGCGTTGTTGCTTTGTGGTTAATGGTTTATCCATGAAACCACCGATCCATAAAATCAAAAATAACCGCGCTCACAATCGTAAACCCGGAGAGTTTGTTTGCAAGCTCTTTCTTATCCATCTACCATGATTACCTCCTTGTGTGGGCCGACCCGGTAAGGAGGGCACGGGCCGGCGTGGGGTTGATGAATGGGGCTTGACGATAGATGCCCCCGATCAAACGGTATTCCTGCATATTCCTACGTTATCGTGACCTTACGCTATATATTGTGGCTTGTCAAGAGCTTAAACGGATTGAGCTGAATGAATTAAATATTTCTACTTCGGGCAGACAATGGAAAACATTCTCGCGGGGTCCGACAACAATGCACCGTTTCATCAATCCCAAAGCGATACCAAACTCGACATGCCGGCCGCCCCTGGAATTTGTTGAACGTGGTATTTCTGTGAAATTAATACAGATTTCTGAGTTCATTAAATCGTCGGTGTCTTCCGTTGCAAACCGTTCTCTTTCTTCCCATTGTGCTTCAACCGATAGACCGGCATCGTCTATCTGATGGCCCCCCCATATCCACCGGGACGTTATTTCATGCCCATCTGCAATCAACTGATATGCATATCCTTGCAATTCTTTATGTCTGCTGTACCGTGCTGCCAAGTATATTTTCATGTCAACTCCTTTGGTTTGGGTGTCACGATTCAAAATCATCCAGTTGATATATTTTTATCCTCGGCACCCATCTTTTCTGTTTACCGCCGCGTTTTTTAAGCAGCTTGCGCCAACCCCATAACTCAAGAATAGCCCCGGCTTTCAGCCATTTAACTGAAAGATCACTTTCTAAGATAGTCCGGTTGTGTTCCGCAAACGCCTGCCCGCACGACTGAACACCCCTGATTGTTTGCCCGTCCAATGCTATAATATCGATTATGCCAAAAAGATCCTTCCTGAAGCCACCGCCAGGATGCACCGGGTTTGGTATCCACCTTTCACAGACTTCGGCAATACACCCTTGATCACGCAGGGCCTTTAGGGTTCTTTGGGTGTTCTTAGACATACCGCACCCCCGCAGATAAGTCTGCACACTTGCTGCCCGATAATATCTTTACTGAAATATCGGATATGTTTTCCAGTCTTTCCCGCATACTTGATTTCCTTTGTGGTACTGCTCCCAATATAACCATCCCAATCTACAACAAAAATTTCGTCTGCAAGATCGATTTTACGCAAATGCAATTCATCCATTTCATCGGCGCACCCTTCATGTTCTGCCAGGTGATCCGGTGGGCAATCAGGATACCAACCAGGAAGCAGGTTCAACCCCATTGTGATTGCTAATTCATCACGTTCAATGAACCATTCAGCAACTGCCATAATTTCGACAAATTTGGATGATCCGCACAATACTACTATTTTTGGCTTAGTCGTGTCCATTTCGCACCCCCGCAGATCCTCTTTAGGTTTTCAGACATCACCGGCATCTCAATCACCGGAAACCGATCATCAAACATCCGGCTTACCCTATCATTAAACGTGAGTTTCTTGCTGTCCCACGGCTCTATGGGCTCAAGGTTTTCTATTTTCTTTTTCTTGATTACCGGTTTTTTAGGGCGTGGCTTCCTGGGCTTCGTGCCTGGCTTCCGCTTTCGTTCCCGGTATATCGCTTCCATTCTTACCACATGCGCTGGCCTACAGGCAGGGCAAACCGATGTTTTCCTGTTGTAGTGACTTGAACATTCATATTCTTTTTTACAGATATCGCACCACCGGATTTTGATCTGGCTCATTTTTTGCTTATGAACCGGGCAGAGTTTTACTATTGAGCCGGGCGGGTTTATAAAATCACCGCGCCGGCAGCCGCATTTGAAAATGTATTCCTCTCTTGGCATCCCTTAACCCCTCCCTATTTACCTGCATTACTGTTTTCTTTTTGCGTTAAATGTTCGAGGTTATCAAGTCGCGGGTTCATCCTGTTTGTGTCTTTGTGGTGGATTATTTTTCCCGGTGGTGGTGGCACCATGAAGGTCAAAGCAACCAGCATATGCACGTTTATATTTAATCTTTTCCCGTTCCGGTACAAATTAACAAAGGCATAATTTCCACCACGTTTAGACGATTGATGTTTTAACAGCCGCCCGGTGTTTAAGTTTCTAACCCGGCCAAAAGTGCTAACTGCATAATTCCGGTATCGTGCAACTATCTGCCATATTTCTATCATCCCTAAAACCTCCGTCTGTTAGCCAGCTCAAGAAGAACGTCCGCATGACAGGCGGCATCAAGTCGACACCAGCAAACAAGATCCTTCCCCCGCAATTCTTCCAGACTGTCAAGTATCGCGTTTTTCTTTTCCACGATGTTTGCCGTTATCCATGAGCATGTTAGCCACTGTTCGTAGGCATGAGCGGCCTCGGCGTTTGTCCGGTCCTCTACCACGAGAAACGGATTCCCCCATTTAGTTGGTCGGCCCACATAGACTGACCCCTCTGGCATCTTCCAGCCCTTGGTACGCTTTCTTTGGATTCGCTTTGGCATACTTACCCCCTCTCACTATCCGGTTGTGGTATGTCACCACCGATATAATTAAGGCGCATTGCCATATCTCTCAAATCTGATTGAACCTGCCGTCTTTGATCCCACCGGCCACGGTGCTGCTCTTTGTCAAACCAATCCGCTAATAGTTGTAGTTTTTCTGCATCGTTCATGCTACCCCCCTATTGGTGTTCCGTTCATTTCATCAGTCCAAGATATACCCTGCTCAATTTTGTTCCCGCAGTTTTCGCAATAAATCACCATCCGGTCTTTGATATTCTCCGATCCCTTGTGAAAATAAACTTGAATACTCGCCACACAGCCAAGGACTTCATCTCCCAATGGGTTTTGATCGCCGCATTCCGTGCATCTCGTTATGAATTCCATACTTACCCCCTCTCGATTTCAGCTATTCGTTTACGGTCCTCTGCGTTCTCCCCCTTCAAAATTCTTACGTGCCATTTATCCCAAAGTTTATCTGACTCGTAGATAGCTGACATCTTAACCACTCTGTTTTGGATTCTGCGGAGGATCTCGTCTATCTGTTTATTTTTATTTGATTCCATTGGTTTTCTCCTGGTGCCATGTGTCCTTGTCTATGATCTTACAGCCACCAACCATTTTGAATCTTTTAAACAAGCCGTTTGGGTTTATTTTAGGATCTCTAAAATTCTTTGCCTTAGATATTTTAACCCTGCCATAATCAACCGCCAGGGCCAGTCGTGCAACCTCCATTGACCGGAAACCACCAAGCCCTGTATCAGACCCCGGATTTTTCTGCAGGCCGATTATAGCAATACCACCGTCAAGTTTATCGTGTATCTCTTTGATCATCTTACCGACCATGTAAAATTCATCATGAACTTCAAGGAAATCGATTATATTCAAACAGTTCTTCCCACCAAAAATAACATCTGAAAAGCCACCGGATCGATAATAAGCATTGAAATTCCACTTTGTTATCGGTGTGTATTCAAATTTTGTAAGCCTTTTCCGTAGTTCAGTCGCTGACATTTCTGAATTGAAATAATGAACGTCCCAATCCTTTTCCATATTTTCATGAACGATATTCAGCATGATACCGGTCTTTCCTGAATTTGGAGCACCAGAAACTATCACAACAGAGTTTTCATAAAGCTCGACCATATCACTCAAATCAAATGGCAACCACAAATCAACCGGGGCACCGTCTGCAGCAAGAAAGTCCATTTTCTGCAGTTTAGTGTTTTTGGGAATATACCACCCTCGGCGTTCACCATGCCGACCAATAATGCCTTTTTCAACAAAGTCCTCCAGCTTGCTTATCATCACCTGTTGTATTTCAGGATCTCTTGTCAGATCGGAAACCGTAAAGGCACCTGGGGCTATTCCGATCCATGCCTTGAATAGATCATCTGATTCATACCACTGGATCATCTGTAAATTCTCCTGTTTCCATATTTAGGCTTTGGGTTTTGGATTGTGACTCTCTTTCGTCTTCCCACCTTCGGCCAGATATCCAACCTTGTGCCATTTTGGGAGTGCTCCCCCGCTCCTTTAGCCTGGGCCTCCGTTCAGCTTCAAGCTGCGCTGCATTGATAATCACATCCATTAGAGAATCGGTAAGGGTTTGAATGTCCATCCATGCGTCTGCAGCTTCAGCCTTGCTTGCCTTATAATCAAAAGCGTCCCAAAATAATTTAAAGGTATTTAAGCGTTTACCTTTTAATTCCCTTTTTTTCTTGGTTGTGTATATTTCTTCTTCATCTTCGGATGAAGTATGTATCTTCTCTCCTCTTCTCTTCTCTTCTCTAGGCGGACATACTGGTTGCTGAGTGGTTACCTCTTGGTAACCTTCTGGTAACCTCTCAGCCTCCAAAAACTCTAACTCTATGAATTTGCTGATATTTGGAGGATCTGCCATAAAACACAGCCGTTGTATCATTTCGGGGTCAGCGGGAACAGTTCCGTTACGGTCGGCAGCAAGCAACCAAATGGTAACCAGTTGACCGCGTTCAGCATCTGTCAATGATACCCATTCAACGTTTCTCATTAAGCAGCGATGAAGTTTTATCCATTGGGGCGGGGATCGATCTTTACGGAATGTCTGCCAGGTGTCCCACTTTCTTATCTTCAGGTATTCCACAGGAAACCTCTCAAGTGCACAAAACCCCCATCGACGGGAATAGCGGCCCACCACGCAAGGGTTGCATGGCTGTCAATGGGGGTCTTCTAAACTCAAGTGTAGTTGATTGGAATCCGCTATATTCCATAAGAATTGTTATCCTCTATCGCACTCTACATTTTATCGGGCGGGTTGTTAAGAAATTTTACCATCTCAACCGGAACATTCCGCATTGTTCCGTCCGGCATTTCCACGATTGCCGTTGAATAGTTGCCAGGACCTTCCTCAAATTCTTCATAGTCGACTCCGAATTGATGGAATATTCCGGTGCCATCTACCACTTTATCGTAATGGATCTGGCCTTCCGGTCTGTCGTGTTTGTAGACTGTTACTTTCCGTTTCATAGTCCCTCCTTTCAGGGGTTAAAACGGGTCAGGTGAAACGAAATCCTCCCAGCCTCTGCGTATTCCACTATCCCTTGGATCATATGAGCCTTGATACAGATGTTCATCATCCAGGCCATCCCGAAGTCTACCGATTAAAGTTGACGCTTCAACGCTGGTCATGTCTTCGGGTATGTCATCTTTATACCCAAGATATTCAATGTATTTTTTCTGTTTGTCCGTTACTGCTTTCATAGTCCCCCCATGTGGCTCTGGGCCATCATTCAAACATCATTCCTCTAACCTTATCGGCGTCATAATTATCACAAAAATTTAAATCATTTTCAGAAAATCCACTTTCGTCCCAAATAATTTCTGCGTGACCCGTATCCCCCAATCTTATTAATTGGGCGATTGCGTATACAACCCCTTGTGTAAATCCCCTTTTTTCAGCCTTCATTCTATCCTCCCTGTTATGCAAAACGTAAATAAGACTCCACTATTTCATTCAGCTTTTCAGCGTCCATATCCCTGCCATAAACGTGCTTAAGTAAAACATTAAGTGTTGCACTGTAAAGCTCTGAAAATTCAGACTCTTTCATCTTTGCAAATGATATTGATTTCGGTTCAATCCTGACACTTCCGTCCAGCCGGATCGATTGTTCAAAGTACCCGGCCAGGATAGTACAATCCGCTCTGAACCGGTCAAAATTCTTTTCGGGAATACCGTATTTTGAACTGATTTCACCAGGAGCCCAATTATCATACGCCACGTTCAAGAGCGCAAAGTATTTACGGTGAAACTTTACGTTCCGGATCCCCTTTATGGTGCAGTGGGATACCTCACCGATTTTCTGACGGTTGTGCAGCTTTACCGCTTCGTCATCGGCAGGCACCCACCCGGCCATGGTCTTTTGGATTACCGCTTTCACCCGATTTCTCCCTGAAGGTCTCCGATAGACCGGTTTATCACATAAACAGCGTCATCAAGATGCCCAGATAATTCATCATCTTGTATATCAGGTCTGGTAGACACAACGGACAGAATATCGTCAATCCACCCGGTCAGTTTTGCCTTGTCGGGCAGCAATGCCTTTTCACGTTCCAGCATAGCAAATTCAACTCTTTTCCGTTCCATGGCTGCAAGAGCGTCCCTCTCGACCTTTTCAGCCGCTTCCTTGACCTTGCGGTCGGCTTCGTCCTTTGCGTCCTGCTCGGCTTTGATACGGGCGTCATCTGCGGCCTTTTTGTCTGCATCCACCTTGCGCTGCATGGCTTTTTGGAACAGAGACAGATAGTCAAGCTCAGACATTACGCCCAAGTCAACATCACCGGCATAAATATAATTGATATCCTTCAGGGTTTGGAACCGGTTTTTAGACCTCTTTTTGTTGCTGGCCTTAACCGCTTTTTTGTCAGCTTCGATCTTGGCCTGGGCCGCTTTCTGGTCGGCGGCTATCTTCGCTCTGGCTTCGGCTTGCTCTGCCTCAACCTGCTCAAATCTCCGTGTCGTTTGTGCCTGCTGCCGCTTTTGTTCTTCAAGGCGTTTAGTTTCGGCTTCCTGGGCGGCGGTTTCGTCGGCACGGCGGTCCTGTTCTCTTTGCCATGCCAACCGGCTACGGGCTTCAAGACCGTCAAACTCATCGTCTGACATAAGATCAACCTTGGCAAAAGACTCGACCACATCCCAACCTTGAAGGGAATCGACCCTTATCTGGGTCTTGATACGATCCTGGCGGTCGGCTTCTTCCTGTTTCTTGGCTTCCTCGGCTTCCCAATCGGTGACCGGTTGCCGGGTTTCGTCCCTCAATGTGTCAAGAAAGGTTCGAGCCGTTTTTCTGGCAGCGTTCCCGGCATCATATTTCTTTTTGGCTTCCGCTGTAAATGCTTTGCCGGCATCGTCAAGCAGAGTCTTTGAACGGGACACCTTGTAGGCCAGGGCGATAATATCTTTCCGGCCACCGTCTGTCTTAGAATCCGGAACGTGCGCTTCGACCTTCTTTTTGATTTCGTCAAGTATAGGTTGCATTCCGTCACCTGAAAAAATCTTTGCCGGGTCAAGTTTTTCGATTACAATTAGAGCAGTTTCAGCCATTTGATTCCTCCTTTTTAATGTATCTCTTTCGATGCCGTCCATAGTTCAAGGTAATTGTCAAAGTTTTCGATGAAGTCAGCCGCCCATGCCGTTGTGGCTATCTTTTTTGATGACAAACTCAGAACAGAATTATAAAAATCCTTGCGTTGACTCTCGTCCAGTTTAATGAGCTTCATTTTTGTGTTCAGAACCGTTCTCTGTTGTGCTGATATTGGTTTAGGTAATCCAATAGGCGATGTAGTGGTAGCCTTTTCCTTTTTGGCCTGTCCTGCGCCATCTGGCAGAGCCCATGCGGGTAAATTGGGCGGATCCCACTTGAACCATTTATCCCCACTCGGGCTTTTGATCTTTGCCCGGTTCGCGCCTTTATCACAAAAGTTGGCCCAATCCGTAGAAAGATTGTAGAGATAACGGCCGATACCCCATTGAACCGCAGCACGTTTCATAGCAGAGGAAAGACCGCCCTTGATGGATTCAACGGCCGTGTTCTCTGCGCCGTCCCATTTTGGAACCCAATCATCTCCGGTCTTTACAGATATGCAGCAAAGGATCCCACCATCCGGCCCCTTGTCGTACTTGTTGCTCCAATTATCAGGACCGCACACATCGTCAAGGCGGTCCATTATGGCTCTGTTTGTTACATACGCCAACACCAGGCCCCATGGTTTATCACCTTTCATGCCGCTGCTTTGGATGCGCCACTCAATGTCTACTGCCGGAAAAGGTGCTTTTAAATCTGCTAAATTCATACCTCACCCCCCTCGGTATTTATTTTAATCCAGGGTTCAACCTCACCGAAAAGTTTGCACATCAGCACGACTTCCTCCCTGCAATAGTCTTTGATTTTGTCGTACTCCCCGGCTTTGAATGCATCGAATACCATTGAACCGTCGAAATCGAACTTGCCGCCCAACTCAAATAATCTGAGGTAGAAATCGAAACTGTGCCACCGTTGCCGGTCGAAGTTCGCAAGGATTTGCATCAAATCGAAGTGGTGCCCGTTTGAATACCGACTGACCAACCGGTCGTACATTTGTTTGTCGATCGGTACGTCCTGAATCAATGCCCTCATAAACAGAACCGGCAGATCAAAAGACAGTCCGTTAAATGTGACGATGGGGATGCGCTCTTGATAAACCTCATGGATTTTTGACCACCCCTCGCTGATCGCTTCCCAATCCCCGGTTTTGTCGGCAACATGATCACCGGTTATCTGAACAACCGTTTCTGATATGATATCTCTCTTATCGGTATCGTAAAGGATCCCAACGAATGTTACGAGTTGACACAGGGCAGGATCCAAAGACATTTTTTTGCCAAGTGATTTCTCAAACTTTGCGCGTTCTGCCAGTTCTTTATCTGCCCTCTTGTCCGGGTCTTTTGTGTTCCCGTATTTAATTTCAGACGGATCAAATGCGGGTATACATGCCTTGGGGATTAATTGATTAGGGATAGTCTCGCAATCGAATGCAAATATTTTCATCTTACCACCTTTCCGGAAACCGGCTTTTATCAAAGTCCGGATAATCCTCTGGATCAAATATGGTTTGTTCACCTGGCTGCAATGCACCAAAGCGTTCAGCTACTACATCGTCAAAGTCAGCCATTATTATGTTTAAGGCTTCATCAGGCATTTCCATCGTCATCCCCCTTCATTACTGATAAACCCGTTGCCCAATCCAGGGCCTTATCCCACGTTTCAGAGTCAACCGTGCGCGCTAATTTGCCGACAAAAAACGCGGTGAATATGGGTTGATTTGTACACTTGTCACGAATCGTATGAAGTTTCTCAATGTTGTCCATACTCACCTCTACCAGCCACACAGAATTTACCCCACAATATAGCCAGACTGATCGAACCGATTATGTAAGCCAGAATAATTATCCACATGATTCCCTCCTTTTGAGTTGCCCCCGGCGACAAACCGGGGGCTTGGTGTTTTGGACTATTAAATATTAGCTACACTATCCGCATTTACTTTATCACCCCCCTTCTTGAATGCGGCGGGTTACTCGCTTGCCAGCACTTGGGCTGCAACAAGTCCCTCCAATTCGACTTCTACCCTGCCCGCCGCTGTTGTTTAGCAAGCCATCGCCTCTACAAAATCATAAAGGTCAACAGCGCTTGCATCAATCGACATTTTAACAAACTCACCCCCGCAGTATTGACATTTTACGTGGTCTTCATCTTCAACATTGCCGCAGCCGGTACAGACAAATTGATCCATGATAGCCCTCCTAATGAGTTCGATCGTTAGTCTTTTCAACGCCTTGGGTAATTGCCGCTGTCGAAATGCCTCCTGGTTTCGCATTACTGTTCCTTGGTAATCAATTCAATTATTCTGTTTATTGCATCATCTGACTTTTCTACAGCCCACACACTCCACCCGATCTCATCATCAACATCATCATCAGGGCATTCGGGAAGCCCCTCGAAATAGGTTGCCAATGCGATTGCTATATTGTCGTCAGTTACACACCCATCGTCAAAGGCCGGAATGCTTCCTACTTTATTCTGCAATATTTGTAAGTCGTTTTTATGCATTACACCCCCCATTTTAAAACCATCCAAATTCCAATGGCCTC